AGCCAGACCCACAGCCAGACGCGCTGTAAGGCTCTGAGAGACGCGCAAACGCCAGATGGGTACATAGACAGCCAGAAACCCTGAAACACCCATTGAGCGTGGCAGGAAAGGAACACCCCATGACACGCACAACCAGATTCATCATTGTCGCATTCATCATTCAACTTCTCATTCTCACCTTCTCGCTGCGTGACGCAGACGCTGCACCCATCAAAGGGTTGCCATGCCCTGAATGGCATGACGCACTGCGCAAGGCTGGTTTGCCTGTCAGGGTCTTTGCACCTGTGATGTGGCGCGAATCAAGATGTCAGCCACGCGCAATTGGCTGGAACTATCACAAGAACAAATCACACAGGGATTGCAAACTGTCACCAGCGCGCACATATCGCAGATGCGCTGCTGTGAAGTCTTATGACATTGGGTTATTGCAAGTGAACTCAACATGGAAATCTGTCACCAAATCAATCTGCAAATCATCAGACATTCTTATCTTGCAGAATCCTTCTTGCAATCTCGCAGTGTCTGCATATCTCTGGAACAATGGTGGCAGTTCTCATTGGCGCGCTACAAGCAACGCTAGTATCAGTAACAAGTAATCCCTTCTAGGACAGGACAGCAAACCATGCCAAAGAAACAAGAAGTACCAGCAGAACAGTTGAAGCAATGCGCAACAGTGTTGCTTGCTGCGCGTATGAACGCAGGCATCAGCCAGCGTGAACTATCAAAGCGCATCAATGTCACACAACCATTGGTCAGTTCATGGGAACAGGGAAAGACCCTGCCATCAGTGAATCATCTTGCAGCGATTGAAGAAGCAACAGGTGCAGTGAAGGGTTCAGTCATCATGGCTGTTGCGTATTGGCAGCACACAGAAAGTTGACGCATGGCAGAAGTTGGTGTTGAAGATGTGTGGAAGCGTGAACGGACAGCGCGCCTATCAACAACACCAATTCTGCGTGTGGTCAATGACCTGCCTGTGCGAGATGCAGCAGACCTACTTGGTGTCAATGTAGGCACACTTATGAAGTGGCGCGCATCTGATGGTTCAGCAACGATTCACTATGCAAGAGCCGACAGAATCGCTATCAGGCTTGGTTGCCACCCATCTGCTATGTGGGGCAGGGAATGGTGGTCACTGTAAAGATGTCCCCACAGCAGGCTTGTTTGGTTTCCTGCCTGCTGTGGGGCTTTTTCTAATCGGCTGGTGTGAAGTCCAGCACTGAATCAATGTGACACAGCGCGAACATATTTCTTCCACGCTTCTTGCGACAGACCACAATGTTGTTGTGCTGAATGTAGAAATCACCCTGCACTGTTTGCTGTTGCATCTGTGGGTCAAGATAGATGACTGTTCCTGATTGCAGTGTGCGTGTCAATGGTGTGTTCATCACTGTGCTGCTCTCTTGTTGTAGCAACATTGGCAAAGGTTGATTGGTGTTGATGAATGTGGTGTGTCGTTCCAATTGCGCCATTGACCATCAGCACCCATTGCAGCAGATGGTGCGAACACTGCTGGTGCTGAACAATCGTGGCATGGGATTGGCTTCTGCTTTCCTGTTCCCTTGCAACCTGTGCAGACTTTGTGACCCTTCAGTTCTGGAATGTATGTGCGCTTGTAGATGCCAATCTTTCCTTTGCCTGCGCACTTGCGACAGGTGTCAGGTTCATCAGCAATGTGGGTGTTGCAGTCAAGGCAGAACCACCATGAAGCAATGTTGCGCTTGCGATTGTGTGAGCAGGTGGTGTTCATTACTTGCCAGCCTTCTTTGCGCAAGCCTTGCAAATCTTGAATGAATCATTGTTGGTTGATTCAAAGACGCTGCCTTCTGTGAATGTCTTATTGCAAAGGGTGATTGCGCTGATGTTCTCGCCAACAATGCTTGTGTCAATCGTTGCCTGTGCAACTTCCTTTGTGATGTGCATGAAATAACTTGTGCCACTGACAACGAACATCTGGTGTGCAACGCGCGTGGTGTTGGTCAGGTCATCAAGTTGAAATGGGCTGGTGCTTGGTGTGTTTGTCATGCTGACAGATTAGCACCATTTATCAGGGGAGATGCAACTATTCCCCAAAGCCTTACCCCATAAGGGTTTCAGGTAGGTGGGCAGGGCTGATGGACAGCAACCAGCCCCACCCATGACCTATCAACCCTGCAACGCAGGTGGGGTGGCATCACCAGCGCAATACTGCCAATGCCACGCTTCAAACTCTGGTGACTTTGGATTGTCACCCTGCAAGAAGAACCCATACTTAGGTGCTGTCTCACACATGAACTTCAACGCGCGCTTTGCAGAAGCCAGCGCAACAATCTGTCCACCCTTACCTTCAACAGCCAAATCAATTGCAAGACCCCAACCATGATTGCTGCCTGATTTCCCTGTTGGGTCTGGCGCAGCAGATGGTGCTTTGCCTTTTTTGAGAATCCAAGTCTTGCCTTCAAACTTGCGTGTGACGGTCTTTGGTTTTCCTAGGCGTGGGTCATTTGGTTTTGCGATTTCATAACGGTCAAGGAACATTGCCAACTGACCTTCATACGAACGGTAGTCACCAATGTTGCGCAATGTGATGCCAGCCTTCTTTGCTTCTTCATATAAAGCATTGAACGCAACTGCTGCTGGCTTCACCATCTTGCCACCTGTGTTCACACGCGCCAACAAAGACTTATCAAGTCTGCCATTCACCTGACCCTTCAAGACTGATGGCAATACAAGTTTCTGATATGGATACTTCACTGTGATTCATCTTTCTTTTCAGGGACAACACCTGTGAACGCTGCGTTGATTTCAGCCTGTGTCAATGTGCCATCAACAGATGCGCGCGCTAGACGCTCAATGACTGTGACCACTGCGCTGATGCCAGCAAGCATTGCTGACTTCACCACAGGGATTCCACCAATGATTGATGCACCACCAATGATTGCCATTGCATTGACAATGAATGTGCTGATGATGCGTTGCACAATACTGATTGCTGTTTTCATTCTTCATCTCCTGATTGAAAGATTGCAATGAGATTGAGTGTCAACGCTATTGCGCTAATCCACAAACCCATTGTGCGTGTTGTACCTGAAAGGGTGATGAGTACCAACGCTGTACCTGCAAGTGTCCATACAAGACCTGCAACTTCTCCCCAAAACCTATTCATAGTTGTACCTAGTTTCTCTCAGGTTGTGTGAATGCTTTGTCAGTTCCGTTTTGCTGATGCCATAGGCACAGCAGCCAGCATTGCGCCAGCAGCAATGACAAGTCTGCGTGTGCTGATAGGAACTGTTGAGCCGATAGGAACATATGAATCAACTGCACCATCAAAGATGTTGATTGCTTCTTCAAAGGCTTCACGCACTTCTGTCGGTGCGTCTTGCACTGCTTCTACTAGCGCGTCAAGTTGGGTGGCTGAAAGGGTGTCTAGTTCCAGCGCATCAAAGATTTCTTGTGCTTGGTCTGCTGTCACTGTTTGTAGGACTTCAGCATCTGTTGCCAACACTGTTGCTTCTTCAGCGTTGACATCACCATCTGCTATCAGTTGTAGTGTTGGGGTGGTAGTAGAAGGGATAAGCAATGTGGGTTCTGGAAGTGGCAGTGTTGTTGTTGGCATCTGTTGTGTTGTGGTTGGCGCATAGGTTGGTTCAGGCACAGGAACAGTTGAGACAGGAACAGTTGAAGGAAGTGTGGTCTGAGCAGGAGAAGTTGTGGTTGTTACAGGAACAGTCAACACAGGTTCTGCCACAGTTGAAGAAGGAACGCTTGAAGAAGGGACAGTCACCTGAAGATGATGTGTGGTCTGCGTTCCAATAGTGGTGGTTGTTGATGTTTCTTGTGTGGTTGTTGGCGCATCTGTCGTTGTTGGGGCTTCTGTGGTTGTTGGCGTGGCTGGCAAAAGAGTGAACGCTGACGCAGGCACAGGTTGCCAATCACCATCATTGATTTGCCAATACAGTTGCACCCACGCGCCACCACCGTTCTCATAGAACCAAAGGGTGATTGGTTGCGACAAGCCAGCAGTGAACGCAACAGGGTCTGAGATAGAACCACCACCACCCTTGTCAACCCAATCATTGATGACCTGTTGGTTGTTGATGAACAGTTGCACACCATCATCTGCTGGTGCATAGAACCTGACCTGCGCATCAACATCAGTGGTGATGTTGCTTTGGTATCGGACTATGAAATCTTCATACAGGTTGAACAGTAGCTGCTGGTCAAAACTATGCCAGATGTCTGTGTCTGTTAGTTCACCTGTTGGTTCTGTGCTTGGTAGTGGTGGTGAAGCGTTGAATCCAAGATTGTTCCACACTGCGACTTGTACGCCACCAGCGTTTGATTCTGCGTTGACGCGCCCATTCACCAGCAATAACAAGATGAATGCCGTTGCTGTTGTCAGGTGTATCAGTCTTTGTTGATATGCCATTCAAGATGATTGCCTAATCTGCTGTCAACATGGTCTATTTTGTCTGCGATTTTGTCTAGTTTGTCTGCGTTGCTGGCGTGGTCTTTGTTGTTCTGTCGGCGTGTCACTTCAATCAGCGTCACTATCAGTGTGACTGAAGCACCAATCAGGGCAACAATGATTTCAGTTTCCATTAGTTGCGATATCCATATACACGAATGATTCCACCTGTAAGAAAACCACCAGCAGTCGGTGTGATTGTGAATCCTGTGTGTTGTGTAGTGCTTGCTTGTTCACCGTTGAAGTTTGAATAACCTGTTGCACCAAGATTGAAAGTCCATCTTGTGCTAATCAGTGTATTTCTAGCCATGTTTGGCATATAGATGTCACAGTCAAGATTGGTGTATGCGGTAGTTGCAAGACCTGCGTAGAGCCATGTTGAACCTGCATTGATACCCAAACCGATTGGACTTCCTGTTGTGTATGCAGCACCATACAAACTGCCGAAATAGTTTGTGCTTGCGCCACTCAAAGTGAAGTTCAGATAGATGCTTCCGTTTGCAACGCCACCTGAGTACATAACTCTGTAATCTTGATAAAGCGAACTGAATGCGTTACCAATTACAACGCTGCTGACGCTACTACCAACTGTCACTAATCCATTGCTGGCTGTGCCACCTGATGAACAAGTTGTTGTTGTAACTAATTCCATGCCTGTTGGGTTTTGGTAGGGATAAGTAGCATTGACAATCTTTACCCAATTGCTACCGTCATATGTGTAAATGCTGTTGTCAGCATCTATGTAGGCAGTCATACCTTCAGCCAAAGTTGGTTCACCAACACCACCAAACGCAGCGTCACGCGCAGTGGTAGTAGCAAAACGCATAATCACTTGGTCTGCTAGATAGTTGTTCACATCATCAGAAGTCAGTTTGCTGTTCGCAGGGAACTTCTTTGCACCAGCACCAGCCATTATTCTGTCTCGCTTTCAGGTTGCCATTCTTCAGGTGTGTTGCCTTCAAACAACCACGCAACATATTGCAGATAATCAACATTCATAGAATCAGCAGGGATACCAAGAATCGTGCCGTCATCAGTTTTTGCCAGCACTGCTTCTGTCGTTCCATCATGGTTTGATGTTGTCCTTATAAAATACTTCATGTTATAACTCTGCACTAACATTCAGACCATCTGTTGTGCCAGCGTAGTAATACATTGGGCGAAAAGCGTTGAATGTTCCACCACCGTAACTTGGTTCTCCACTAGCAATCTTTGTTGTTGTTCTGCTACTTGTAACAGAAGTAATAGTTCTAGCAACACTTGTGTCATAACCTGTAAAAGTGTTCACAATTGCAATAGTTGGTGCAACTCTCATTTCAACAATCAACGGGAATGTTGCATATTGTGCTGTACCAATATTGTCTGCGTATCCATAACCAATAACAGTTCCATTTGTAGAACCACGAATTGCTTGGAAATAGCGTTGTGATTCAGCCAGCACTGTTGACATTGTTTTGCGTTCAAATGGTGTAGCCAACGCACCAACTTCAAACTGCACATCAGTCACATACAAAAAATCACCAACAGTTGTAGTCATATCATCACACCAAATAAACACAGCAACATTGTTTGTGCTGGCAGTGTCAACAGTTGCAGTGATTGTGTATGTAGTCCAAGTGTTAGATGGTGCAAGGTTCTGTGGTGTGTTCTCAGCAGTCCAAGACGCAGCCCATGTAGGGGTCACACCATCAGCACCCCACGCAGACACCACATCACGGGTCACAGTGTCAGCAGTACCTGTCCAAGACAGAATCACTGCTTTCATATTCGCAATACTTGTACCTGTGGTACGCGCTTTGAAAGACAATGTGCATTGCTGATTCAACATTCCAATGATGTTGCGCTGTTCAATAACCTGCAAGATTCCAAACTTCTTGTTCGCTGTTTCAACATCAAGACCGATACTGAACAGTCCACCTGTCGGTGCAATGTTGGCTTGGGTGACATCAACAATGTCATTGCCATCAGACAACAAGCACCACCTATCAAGCGTATATGTGTTGTCATTATTTGCGCCACCAACAAAAGAAGTGCCACGCTGCGCCACACGCATATCACCATTGATAAGACGATTCCTGCCCATACCCAAAGCAAACATTGCTAGGTCAGAACGCTCTGCGAGATTCTCCATCTGTGTTGCACCATCAGCAACAAAGTCTGTCGGTTCAGGATATGGAATTGCGTAGTTTGGTGTTGTACCCATTGATAGTCCTAGAGTTGTGTCCAGATGAGATTAGTCCAAGACAGTCCACTTGTTACATCTTCCCATTGCAGTGTCGGTGTCACATCTTGCCATTCTTGATAGAAACCAACAGGTGAAAAATACAGTTCTATTGTATGAACTGCTGGTGTGATTTTGTGTTCAATTCCTTCAACATAAAGATTCTTTGTCACCACAGACGGTGAACCATATTTGAAAGACTTAGTGACAGACACAAAAGAACCAATATCAATCTGTGTGACAGCAAGACGCTGCGCATCTGATAAACGGTACATATTCAAACCTAATCCTGTGAACCAATAGTTTGGGTCAGGTCTGATGAGATAATCAGCAAGCAGTTCAGCATCTTCATTAGTAGCCAACAGCGATTCAATAGAAACACCCTGCAATCCGTAGATGTCCTGTGATGTGGTGTCCTGTGTGATTTGCAGTGTCGGTGTCGGTTGAGAAGGGTTAGCAATCACAATGACATCTACATAGTTGACCAGCGAATCAGGTCTAATGGAACTAGAACGCGCTACTGCATCACTCATAAATCACTTCCAAAGTGTCATACACAATCGCACCCACTGCACCATTATCAGCAAACGCAATAGATGGTGATGCTGTGGTGGCTTTGGGTGTGCGTTCTTCCCACACAAGCGCACCATTTCTGTTGATATAAAGCCTGCCCTGTTCAGCAGTTTCAATCACTTGGTTGAAGTACGCCAATGGTGTTTGTGAACCAACTTCAATGCTGGACAGATTCGCAACACCAACAGCAATGATTGGTGCAGGGTCTGTTGGGTATTGGATTTCTGGTCTGCCCAAAATACGGTCAACACGCGCACCTGACTTTTCTGCTGGTGGCGTAAAAGGAACAATGTTTGTGGTGGTCAAGTTGATAGTGGCATCAGTGCAAGTAATCGTGACCATGTTGTGATTATCAATACTGAACTCTGTGTCATACGATTGAATCAAACCATTGAACAAGTATTCATTATTGCGACTGATACGCACCTTCCTGCGTGGCTCAAAGCCCAACCTGCCACGCTCAACATTCCAATAGGGGCTTGCAGTATTAGCCACATTGAACCTGTCCTGCCCCAACAAATCATCAATGATGATGGTGCAAGTACCAGCACCAAACTGTGCATCTTGACTAGACCTGCCACGCTTGATTTGCACATTCACCACATACTGTGTGACATCAAAAAAGTTGGTGCTGCCATCAAGAAAATCTTGGTCAAGAATGCCTAAGTCATCACTGTCAAGTGTGAACACATCTTGATAGAACCCTGCGTCAAGTTCAACCTTGTATGTGCCTAAGTCAGGAAGTGCCACTACGCCACCTGAATATCAATCGCACCTGAACGCCTGTTGAACTTGCGCAACTCTGCAACAATCAAATCAGGCAGGGTAGCGTCTGCCACCTTGCTGTTGATGGTGATGTTGTAGGTGTCGCCACCCATGCCACCCATCTTGGACAGGGGTATCACTGCTTCAGGTTCTCCACCTTCACCTATGAGAGAAAATGTGGGGCGCGTCACGATTCCACCCTGTGCCAGCGTTGCGATACCACCCACATCAATGTTCAAACCTGAAAAGTCAAACCCTGAAAAATCAAACGCAGGTGCAGCACCTGTTGGTGCAGGAACATTCACAGTGACAGGTGCGTTCAGTTCCGTCAACAACCTGTCTGCTTCAGCGCGTTGCTTCCTGCTCAACTTCCCTTTGGCTTTGCGCAAGATAATTTCAGCCTTAGCCAAATTGCGTGTGGTTTCAATCTCGCGCTCTTTGGCTTCACGCACCTTGTCAATAGCAATGACCTGTTCATCTTGTGCATCTTTCAACAGTTTCAACGCTGCCCTGTATGTATCAGATTCAGTAGAAGCACCATTGATTGTTTCGTTCAGTTTGGTTTGTGCTTCATTGACATTGTTGGTTGCAGTTGTCACATTCTCTTGCGCTTCAGTTTGCGCAATGATTGCTTCACCCAAAGCAATTTCTGCTTCTGTGATTTCTCTTGCTGTTCCCGATTCACGCGCAAGACGCAACGCTTCTTCAGCGTCAGTCACAGCAAAGTTGGCTTTGGTCAAGTCATAGCCAGCCTTGGTTGCTTCACGATTCGCTTTGGTCAATTCCTTCTGTGCATCAGAAGCCTGCTGTGAACCAGCACCATAGCCCCTAGCAATCTGGTTCAAATTGTCCTGCGCAGCAGCAACCTTGTCTGTCGCTGTTTGAAGATTCTTCTGTGCAGTCTCTGTGTTCTTCAAAGCGTCACGCAGATTCTTCTGGTCACTCAATACTGCTTTGGCTGCGTCACTGAACTTCTTGAACTTATCTGCAACGGTCTGTGTAGCACCAGCCACACCACCACCAGCACCTGCACCATCTTCAGAACCTGACAGGGATTTGGCAACTTGCTTTGTGCCTGATTCCATCATTCTGAACTGTGCAGCAGAAGTCTGTGCAACCTTGCCCATGTTGCCAATCTTCAACGCTGTGATGTCAAGCGCAAGGTTGACCTGTTCAAGTTCTTTCAACTTAGGTGTGAACGGTATCTTGTTCCAGCCCCTGATGATTAGGTTGACACCATCAATGAATCTATTTATGAAGAACTCATAGATGCCCAAAGCAATGTTGATTTGCATTTGCAGATAGGACACAATTCCATTCCACACGGCAGTGAACACATCACGCACAACTTTGAACTTGACAGCCAAAGCCACAAGAGCAACACCAAAAGCAATCACTGCTGCAACCACAATCCCGATTGGGTTGGCGAACAAAGCCACATTGAACGCTGTCTGCGCCACAGTTGCTGCAAGCATGACCAGACGCAACGCAGTGAACACAGCAGTCAACGCCAGCACTGCATTACCAAATGCACCCATCTTTGCTGTGGCGTTGAAGAAACCATCAGCAAGAAACTTGATGCCAGCACCAAGACCCTGTTCACCAACAATGTCAGCGAACTTTGAAACATTGGGAACAACCCTGTCAATCACATACTGTGAAAAGCGTTCAACATAGGGAAGAAGCACAAAACCCAAATCTTCAGCAGCGTTGCCGATAGCCACTTTCATTCTGTCAAACGCAGTCATTGATGCGATAGCAGTGCCACCAACCTGTGATTCAACTTCCTTCAGAATCAATTTCTGCGCTTCAAGCGTCTTGCCTGATTCCACCAGCGTTCTGATTTGTTCCTTCTGCTGGTCACTGAAGTTCACACCAGCGCGAGCCAACGCAGTCACACCCTTGACAGGATTGGATAACGCTTTGCCCAACATCTTTGCAGCAGCATCAGTAGAACCAAAGACATTGCCCAAATCCAGCATTGCCATAGAAGCACGATTGAAAATGTCGTTGCCTGCGCCAACTTCATTCCTGACCTGTTTGAAAGTCAGCAACAAGTTCATGCTGCTTTGGATTGCTTCATCATCAATGCCTGTTTTGTTTGACATTGATTCAGCCAAATCACTGACTTGTTTTGCTGTCAAACCAGCAGCACCACCTGTGGCTGTGATGATTGCTTCAGTCTGCTTCATCACCTTCTGTGATTCATATGCAGCCTTGACCATTGTGCCACCAACAACACCAGCCACGCCTGCTGCAATGCTTCCGTATTTTGCAAACGCTGTGCCTAGTTGCCCTATGCCTTTGTTCAATGAACCCAATGCGAACTGCGTACGCTGTCCAGCCCCGTCTAATTTTTTGAAATCAGCAATGGCTTTGGTGACACCCTTTGCATCAAAGGTACTGATAATGGGTACTACAACAGCCATGACTAGAGAGCCTTTCCAAATCGCCCAAGTGCAGTGCGCGCTTGCTTGCTGGCTCTCACAGATTGCGCATTGCGCTTGTCTGTTTGCATAGCAATTTCAGCAGTGAAACGCTTGCCCACATCATCAAGAATGCGCATCACTTTATGTTCTACCAATGGATAGTTCTTTGCAGCAGACTTCCACATCACTCTTGAAGGTTTGCCTTGACCATTCAGGTTCTGCACAAACTGTTTGCCAACAGAACCTGACCCTTGCTGGTTCTTTGCTAGGTCATAGATTTGACCTGCACCATCAGATTGAACAATGCGCAGAATCGGATATGAATTGGTGCGTCTTACCTTGCGCCCACCAACCTTGATGCTGACACCACGCTTCACCTTGTTCGCTTGCCAGCGTGGGAAAGAAGCACCAGCAGCACCCTTGGGTCTGCGCCCACGCTGCGTTCTTCCGTACTTAGCCCAATTGATTTTGCCTGTAGAACTG